GGTAGACCCTCCACTTTTTTCTTATAGAAAAGTTTTATAAGAAATATATAGAAAAGAATTGAACTCGGAAAAAATGGAGGGACATACATTATTGAAGTTAAATCAAGTAAACTTTACTTGGAGAGTCACGCCATTTTTTTATTTTGAATTTCTTTTGGAGAAAAGATATAGTAAAGATATAAGCTAAGAAAAATTGGAGTTTGAAACATGAATCCATCTATTTTTATAGGATTACCACATCGCGGAAACATACGATTCGATCACGTACCAAACATAATAGAATGGTCCAAAAAATATCCGATTGCGCTTGGAGCTTCCACCATGTATCCTATTGCAGAAGCCCGCAACGAACTAGTAGAGTTCTTCCTGAAAACCAAATGCACACACATATTATTTTTAGATAGTGATACTATAATGCCGCGTGATGGTCTCCCACGATTGCTTTCTCATGGAAAAGACGTGATTAGCGGTATCTATGCTCTTCGCGTAGGGGAACAAAAGATTGCGGTCTCAGCGTGTCGCGCAACTCATTCACATCCTCCTTACGAAACTATAAAAATTCCGCAAGAGTTATCTAAAGTGGATGCCGTGGGAGCAGGATGTTTACTTATCAAGAGAAACGTTTTCAATAGAATCAAGAAACCATTTTTCTCTGGGTCTTCAGAAGATTTTTTCTTCTGTGAGAATTGCCGGAAACACAATATTGATATCTGGATTGATCCGACTATCAAAGCCAAACACTACAAGGAGATACCCATAGAGTTACCATAGGGGAAAACTATAAATAGTAGTGCTGCCTACTATAGGGTATGAGTTACGCGAATGATCCGATGGGAGCGGCCCTAGATTGCCATATAACGGGAAACTGGGGCGAAGACTCTGTATCTATCATGGACTGCGAGAAATGCCCGTATTTGGAGCGGTGCAACATGTACGACAAACCCTACGACCCAGATACTCCCTGTCTGTGGGAGAGAGAACTTGAGGAGGGTGAAATAATTGACTGAATTTTCTTTTTATATTTTCTTGGAGATCTTAACATGGAAAACTACCGAAAAATCAAACAAGAGATGAAAGAACTTTATGAGAAGATAACTTCAGAAGAAAATACCAAAAGTGACATTGACAAATATTTTGAATTGAAAGACCAACTCCAAACTGCAGCAGACGAATATAAATTACAGTCCGAAGATATTACAGATTCTTGGATAGTTGCAAAAACTGTACATTCCGGCCAGTATCATACTCAAGGATTCGGCGCTACGAAATATGCGAGAGGAAATATAAAATTGTCCCAATTAAAATTTCAAACGTTGGGAATTCCATCAAAAATTGAAGAGAGTTTGTGGTGTTATAATCAGAAAAACTGGGGCGGACAATTCAATGAAAATCGCCATACTACATTTACATTATTTGTTAAATGTTCTAAAGAGTTGTCCAATCTCATTTTATTGCGGTCTATAAATATTAATGATTATATAAATTGTTGTGTTGAGAACAGAGTAAATCCGTTAGTTTACTGAGGAGAGATAAATATGGCAAAAACTAAAACCTTTCCGGTAGAAATTCAGATTATGCCTGATTTGGTAAAAGTGACATCTGATGGTATCGACCTTGTAAATTGTTCGGCAACAAAAATACGGTCTATCATTGATCTTCTAGCAACGATGATTGATGATAACATTCCACAAATTTTAACTGAGAACTCGATTAAATCAGATGATTTTTGTATATCTGTTAAAATCAAATCGGTAAAAGAATTTGATATGATTTTAGCACGAGATGATTAAATGAGAGATTTTAAAACTTTTTTCTATAATAAACTAAAATTTGCATCAAATATATATATATCATTTAGAGATCGACGAAGTATTTGGCTGGCACTTCCTGGAAATTTTTTGGATCTATTGACCGAAAACTATAAATACGATAAAAACCATTAGTAGGTATCGCATTGGAGGAGAATTAAATGTTTGAAATCGAAAAGGCAGCAGAAGATAGATGTGACTTGGAAACTTTCGAAGATAATTTGCTATGGGATTATCTACGCAACGATTTGCCAGATATGAGTTTTGTATTTCCAATTGGGAAATTTAATCGGGCACAATTAGAGAAACTTGCGCAACATGTCTTAGATGCAAACAGATATCTCGGAGCAAAGTGCATAGATTTTATTTGTCTTAAATCCGTCGGAGAAAATTATTTCGATGTTGCACTAAAAGTTACACAATTTAATCGTTCCGAAGTTATTCCAAATGCTGTAAAGATAGCGCAAGTACGCAACGCGATCCGAGTTTATCGGTGATACGAATGTGCAGATTTGTTCAAACCGTAAATTCCAATGGGGAGCAAGTAGTATATCAGCTCCCCGAATTTGTAAAACTTTCGAAGATAAATTTTTCTGAGATAAATGATATTAAAGATGTCATTCCATCGTACCCGATTTACGACGATGGAAGACTCATTCCAGAAAAATCTATAGATGTTGTAGGATCTCATGCGTGGATTGCTGCGATGGTCCAGAAACCAGAATCCACTATTAAAAAATATTTACTAAGAATGGAACGATCCGGCGAACTAAACAGAAAATGGGTCCGAACATCTCCTACGACAAAGTGCTACAGTTACTTTAAGCCAGCGTTCTCCCCAGAGGAAAAACAAATTATGGGAAAGACAGAAGCGTTCTACGAAATCATTTACAGGAAACTTCCTTCAGAAAATCCTGCAGATGATTCCGATGAAAAATATGGCATTGGTCGAATCGCTCCACTGATGAAAGCGATGGGATTTGAGTACAAATACGATGACGTAAAAAATATGATGGAAGTGCTTTACAAGATGGGCGCAGTAGATCGACGGCTATGCTTTGTTGCGAAAGCTCCATTTCAGACGTATTGGAGCAAACAAACCCCCGAAGAATTTTCCAAAACGTTGAGTAAATATTATTCGAAGTAGAGAATAGAAATATTTTTTTTTTAATTATTTGTATAATTTTAACAATATTTTTAGAAGGATGTGATTTCATAGTAACAATGAAAAAATGTTCGAAGTGCGGAGAACTGAAACCAATATCAGAATTTTATAAAAACAAAGGTGGTAAATATGGAGTAAGATCGGAGTGTAAAGAATGTAAAGCAAATTGTGCCAAAGAATACTATGAAAATAATAAAGAACATATAAAAGAATATCGCGAAAATAATAAAGAACATATAAAAGAATATCAGAAAGAATATTGTGAAACTAATAAAGAGCAACTAAAAGAATATCGTAAAAATAATTATATTCCTAGATGGGTGAGTAAAACGTTACACAACCATACAAAAAACGGTATTATGTATTCTCCAAAACTCAAAGAAGATTTGCTTAAAAAAGCATTAGAAAAACCACCATGCCAAATATGCCACAAAGAATTAGAATGGTATTCAACAGGAAAAAATAAACCAACAAATTTATCACCAACGTTGGATAGAATAAATAACGATAATTATATGGATATTGATAATGTAGCTATAATATGCCATCAATGTAATTTGAAAAAGAGCAGTGAAACATTAGAGGAAAATTTAGTATGGTGCAAACAATTCGAAGAGTACGCTAGTAATATATTAAGGACGTGATTAAAATAGTTAAAGCAATCAGCAAAGAAGGAAGTCACTTTTATAAGATAAACGGCATAGAAACGCCATCAGTCACCACAATATTAAAACCACTTTCACCATATTTTAATAAACCAACAACAAACGATAACAACACATTCAAAAATATATATGCTAATATCGGAACTCACATCCATTACAATATTCTTAAGCAATTCGATAAGATAGAACCACCTGAAGAAGAACTTCCAGATTTTCCGTGGATCTTCGAGAAAGTTAACAATTCGATGAAACAATGGAACGACTTTGTTAAAAATCATGAAATTGAAGTACATGCAGTTGAACAATTTGTTTATTCTGGAGGGATTTATCCATTCGCCGGTCGTCTTGATATGATCTGTGATATTGACGGGAAACGGTGCATCTTGGATATCAAGACAGGGAATGAGTACGAATATTATGATTATCAGCTGGCTGCTTACTGGGGGATTGCAAAATCAGATAAATTAATTACAGATGGAATACTTCTATATATATATGCTCATCCCAAAAAAAATCCTGATAATATATATCGAGAAGTTTGGTATGATATAGACAACTTAAATAAAAACAATTATTATTTTATGTGTTATGCTAAGGACTGGTACGATTCCAAGAACGGGCCGAAAGTTATATAAACTAGTAATGCCTATAAGATGGTATGGCATACCAAATATGGATCGGAGCGGATAAAGATGGACGTTGCTTGATTGGCGCAAGCAAAATGCAGAACAAAGCCGTGGCAGTAGAAAAAATATATCCATCTCAAATGGAATATAGAGTCACGGCTAAACGTGCAGATGGTAGTGTTACAGTGACTACGCCAACCACGGCTAAGCAACTGGGATACGTCATTATAGAAAGATTTCCGAGAGCAGATGGAAGACTTGGGAGAAATGCCAAGTAAATATTTTTTAGGAGATATTCACATGGGAAAAGAAGATTGCCCTACATATGCAGAAATTGGAACATGTTTAGAGTGTCCTGCATACCTAGACACCATAAGAATGAGACGAGTAAATGAGCACGACTGGGAAGAGATACCAGGAACCGAAGTCCGGCATTGTTCCAAGAAATATTTTTAGGAAGTGATTCTAATGGCAAAAATACGAGGATATCGAGGGAGAAATCCAAACTCCAAAATGCCAATGTTGGCGCGAATTGAGAACCACCTCCAAAACTGTGGCGTGAAATATCGCCACGTTCATCTTTCTCATTACGGTGGGATCAGCGAAGTTATGGTTGTATTCAAACAACAAAATAATATTATTGATATGGAGAACGGGATGAAAGCACTTCAAGAAGTGATAACTGAACGGTTTTCAAAATTGTGCGTCGTCCAAAATCCCGGAACGGATCGAACTTTCGAAATTTGTTGCGAGGTTATTTGATGAAGATCCAAAATAACACCATTTACTTTAAATCCGATCCACTTTATTTTTGGAGAGAGATCAATGGAATAAAAGCAAATACGGTGCGACTATTAACTTCAGATGAAAATGAAGAGTTCGTTTCATGGATTTCATATAATAAACATAAATATATAAATATATGCAGATCTGATGATACCAGAAAAGAATTTACTAGAGCAATCACGGACATTTCAAAAATTGGAGAACTGTTAGGAAACACGATTTATGTTATCAGTTGGCGAGGAGAATAATTTTATGTTTATATCAATAAAAGATAATTATGTGATGCAAATATTTTTTATACCGGATTATGGACATCATATAGAATGCAGAATAAATTTTGGAAGTGAAAATACAGAATTCAGTGTAGTAGAATTTACATATTATTAGGAAGTGATATAAATTGAGATTTAGAGATGTAACAGTATTAACTAGTGATGGAAGAATCGCAAAGTTTGATCAAAATTATATTATTAAACAAATAAAAAGAGATGCCAATGCGGCAAACATTTTGATATCAGATGACGAAATTAATAATCTTTTGTCTAAAATTAAAACTCAGTTACGAAAGTTGGATATTGATCAGTTGACAGGTTCCATAATTCGAGGAGTTGTAAACGACATTCTTATTAAAAATAACTATACAAATATATATAAGTCTTCTGTAAAAAATGGTATTCCACTTAGCGATTATATTCAATATATGAAAGGAAATGGTAAAGATCAGAGAGAAAACGCTAATCAAATGATAGGACCGGAAACTGATCATAAGTGGATTGCAGACAGAACTATGAAAGAAATGGTTATGAATTTTTTGCCAGAATACTTATCAAAATTGCATATAGACGGAACTCTACATTGTCATGACATGGAATATTTTTTGAGAAGACCATTTTGTTTCGATTCTGATTTAAGATATATATTTTATTATGGTCTTTTATCAGATGGAAGTGGAACGCATACTCCATATGCTGGTCCAGCTAAACATCCAGAAACAGCTATATTACATGCATGTACGGCACTTGGATCACAACAAACGTGTTTTGCCGGTGGACAAGGTTATCAAAATTTCTTGTTATTCTTAGCTCCATATATGAAAGGATTATCATATGAGACAATTAAACAACATTTGCAAATGTTTGTATTTCAGATGGGGCAAATGATTGTAGCACGTGGTGGTCAAGTTATATTTTCATCAATTCAATTAATGCCAGGAGTTCCAAAAATTTGGAAAGATAAACCTGTTGTAGCATATGGAAAAGTTTGGAACGGTAAACAAGAAAAGTTATGGACATATGGCGAACTAGAACGAGAAGTTCGTTTAATGTATGAAGCCATAACTGAAGTATATATGGAAGGAGATTATAATGGTAAGCCACATTCGTTTCCAAAATATGAGATGGTACTTAGAAATGAATTCTTAAACGATGATGTATATAATAATTGTTATGAAGATGCAAAATCATATAAGGAATTATATTTAAAATCGTTTATGTTAGCAGTTAAATTTGGAACTCCATATATTGATAATCAGTTGCCGCCATATAGGGACGTAGAAAATGGAATAAGTTGTTTCCAATGTTGTGCATATTCGTTTGGAGCAAATAAAGATACTATGAAAAATTTTGATAAGAAACTAATATTTGAAGATGGAGAACATTTTTCTCTTGGATCAAAACAAGTAGTTTCAATTAATTTACCGCAATTAGCATATAAATCGGGAAATGATTACGAATTACTTATGAAAAATACAAAAAATGTTATAGATGCCGCAGTTGAGATATTTTATATAAAAGAAAAATTATTAAATAATTCGGATTTACCATTTTCATATCAAACACCAATAGATCCAAATGATAATACTAAACGTGGTCCACCGTTTGTTGATTTGTCAGAACTTCCATATGTAATAGGAATTGTGGGTTTAAACGAATGTATTCAACACATATTTAAAAAACAAATGCACGAATCAGAAGAGGCATGGACATTTGGTTTAAAATACGTTTTCGATATAAAAGATTACGTATCAAAATTAGATACACCATTTATTGTTTCGTTGGCCAGAACTCCTGCCGAAAGTACTGCTCAACGATTTGCTATTTGTGATTGTTTTAATATAGATGATAATATTAGAGATTTTGCAAGAAACGTTGTGAAAGGAGATATCCAACAGGCTATAGAATCATTTAATCATACATCAGATCTTCCAATATATTATTCAAATGGAACTCATGTTGATGTTGCAGCAAACATAACAATATTTGAAAAGATAAAATTTGAAGATCCGTTTTTCATAATATTAGATGGTGGTAATATATTTCACATTTTCATGGGAGAATACGAGCCAGATCCAGCAGGATTAATGGATTTTTGTTTAAAAGTTGCCAAAAATACGAACATTTCATATTTTGTTATAAATAAAAATTTTACTGGATGTTTAGATTGTAATTGGTTTGGTGGTGGATTACTTGAAAAATGTCCTAAATGTGGATCAGATAATGTTGAAGGATATGCAAGAATAACGGGGTATTTCATGCCAATTTCTGGATGGAATGCTGGTAAAAAAGCAGAATTAATTAGAAGACATCAATATACTGAAGATATTGGATAAAAATATGATATACATCATAATAATATTTTTATCGTTATTGGGTGCCTTGTTAACATCTAGCAAGCCCCAACGATTCCGATTTTTTGGATTCATAATATGGGTTTGTTCAAATGGATTAATAGCGATAGACTATTATTACAATAATAATATAGAAATGATGTTATTATTTGGTGTTGGATATCAGTTTTTTAATCTTCGCGGTGTGTATAATAATTGGCGAAAGTCTTAAATAGTATTAGGTTGTATATAGGGATGGTGAAATCATGATTCTGAGCGGGAAAGACATTGTAAAATATGGCATATTGTCGGATGTTGAAACTGATGCAATTCAACCAAATAGTTGTGACCTAAAGTTAACTGGAGTTTACTATCCAGTTACTAAAGAACTTGGCAAAAAACTTTCAGAAGAAGATTTTCATGAAGTGTTTCCGCTACTAGAAACCCGAGAAAACGGGCATATAATAAGCACCGAGTATAAACTAGATTACGATACGAAATATTTATTTGGAGTTCAGAAAATAGATCTTTCTCCGAGATTACTTCCAACAACAACTATAGAAAATGACCAATTGTATGCAACATCAGAAGAAAAATATTTCACTGCAGAAATTAAACCAAAATCTTCTTGGAGTCGGCGGGGTTGGATGATGAGTCCAAACCATTTTGATAGTGGTTTTGTTGGGGATGGCGCAGTTATTATACGAACTCCTCAACATCAAGACGGGATGCCAAGTCAGATAACAGTAAACACAGATATGTACTTCGCTCAGTTAGTTGTATCTGATGCATATCCTACTGAAAATTATAATGGACAATATCAAGGAAGTAAGTTCTAATGGTAAAAATTGTTACTGTTCCAGATGATAATATTATTATTGAAAATTATGTAAGAGTCATGGGGAGATGAACATTGCCAAATTATAAAGGATGCCCGTTTTGTATTGATATACCAGATAAAGACGAAAGAATTTTAATAGTATATCATGGACAAAAATGGTATGCTCACCAAGAGTGTTATGATAAATATATAGAAGAAGTAAAATATGCAGTTAATGAGTTGATAGCACAAGGAAAATGGTGATAACAATGGAAATAACTTTCGAAGTGGTAAAGAGAGCAATTGAACTGTATGCAGATATGTTTGAAGATCTTCCAACGGAACGAGATATTAGAATAGTAATAGAAGAAAAAATGAATTCGTCAATTCCGCTAACAGGTGCAGAAATTCATAATATTCGTAATATAATTTTGGAAGAAACAACACCAAGAGGAAGATTTTTTGAACATGTTGAAACGTCTTACGGTGTGAAATCCGATTGTGATATGGAGGAGTAACTATGGAAGAACTTTGCGAATGCGAATGTGGTTGTACTGGAACCTATGAAACGGGATTCGGCGAAGGATTTGCCGCAGGGTATGCAAAAGCCGAAGAAGATTTCGATATTGAACTTTTAGAAGAAGTTATTGGCAAATCTTGTACAATTATTTGTAATTGTGGCGGAAATGGAATGCACCAAATTGGAGAACTTACAAAAGTGACTCCCAATGCAATTGTTCTAAAAACGGGCCCTAATACGTCCATGATAATTTATAGAGCAGATATAACAGTGATTGAATGGATCGAATAGAGGTCAGTCCAAATGAACATGGACTTTTCATAATTTTTTATAGAGATGGCGAACCAAAAAATTCCAAGTTAATTTCTTGGAAAAGTATCATAAAAATGATGGGAGATTATATATATGACTAACACATATAAAAACAATGATTCAATAGAAGTTAAACAATTGGAAGAGTCGCGATGCGCAAGATGTGTATTAGAAAGACTTTTGAGAGTTATAGATGAGGGACTGTTTGTAGAAATGGAGGATTAACTTCATGATATATATAAAATTTCCCATTATTAACTATAGAAAAGTGGTAGATATGTGTGAAAATGAAGAAATTGCAAAAGAAAAACTTATGATGATACGTAATATATTAATTTATGAAGTTTATGATATTGATGACCAGCTTGCAAAATTGAAGTGATCTTATGAAAATACCATCTTCGGTTATCGAACTGGCGATAGAAGAAGCCGAGAAATCTACTATAAAAAAAGCGCAAATGTCTGCAGTGATATGGGATAAAAAAGGGATTCTTTCATCTGGATATAATCAATGGCTTGCAAATATTTCAGATGATCGCTACAATTATTTTGGTGTTCCGTACCATTCCCAACATGCCGAGGTGAGTGCGATTCTTCGCTTGAGAGATGACTGGAGATGGCGATTAGAAAACGCCTCCATTTTTATTTATAGACGAGGATGGAAATTAGCATCACCTTGCAAACATTGTAAACATGTTCTACAGCAGATGGGAATTTCAAGAGTATATTGGTCTGAAGATGGTGGATATATTGGAGGATATTTATAATGGCAGTTAAATATTTTTGTGATATATGTAACTTGGAAATAACTGATAAATGCTATGATATGAATATATCCTTGTGTGGATCTTATCGGAAACCCGTATTATTGAATAATTCACAAACGTTAGATAATATTAGATGTATTATATGCGAACATTGCTTAAAAAATATATTTAGGAAATAATAAAATGAAGTTCCAATTAATAGATATCTCATATCACATTGATTATGGAAACCCTGTAATCAACTTGTGGGGGCGGCAAGAGAATGGCGAAGTTGCTCACATAGAAGTTGTAGGGTTTCAGCCATATTTTTATATAGTTCCGACTGACGAAATACGACTGTTGGCTGAGTTAGACAACAGAGAGATTCAATGGGAAACTGTAGAAAGATATTTGCCATTATATTATCAGAAAAATAAAACTAAATGTATAAAAGTTCTTGTAGACTTACCAGGAAATATACCAAAGTTGCGGGAGGAATTATCACAGTATGGAAATATTTATGAAGCGGATATTTTATTTAGGAATAAATTTCTTTCAGATGTTGATCTTCACGGTTGCGATAACTTGGAGTGCTCTAATAGAACCGTACATTACACAGAAATTTCAAAAGCTGAAGCAAAAATTATTCCGAAAGTAATGGCGTATGATATCGAAGTGCTCCCGCCGGAAATCGGCGTACCAAATCCAAAAAATGATCAAATAATTATAATTTCGTTAGTATGTAATGATGGATATAAAAAATTGTTGGTGGCGAAAGATGGAACCGATACAACAGAACGAGAATTTTTAGGAAGTGAATTAGCAGTACTAAAACGATTTATACAACTTGTTAAAAAAGTAGATCCAGATATAATTATAGATTATAATGGAGATCATTTCGATATACCGTACATTATACAAAGACTTCAAACATATAATTTGATTGCAAATATTGGGAGAGATAATAGGGAATGGCAACAAAGATCTTTTGGTGGAAACGTCGAAACGTTGATAACGGGCCGCGTCCACATGGACGTTATGAAAATCATTCAGAAAAATTTTCAACTGGCGAACTACTCCCTTGCGATAACAGCGAAAGAAATTATCGGAAAAGAAAAGCTAGATGTTCCAGCATCGAAAATGAGGGAGATTTGGAATAATAATGATATTAATGAATTCTTAGAATATGCAGAAGTAGATGCGAAACTAACTTTGGATTTACTCATAGAGACGAAATTGCTTGATAAATATATTGCAATTGCTAAAATTTCTGGGGCTCTTCTCCACAACGTGATAAATGGTGGTCAGACCCAGTTAATAGAACCATTATTATTAAAAGAATTTTATAAAGAGAATCGACTGTTTCCAAATAGACCTACAGAAGCAGAGATGGAAGAGAGAAAAAAATACGGAAAGTACGAAGGAGCATTTGTAGGAGATCCGGTTCTTGGACTTCATAAAAATATTGCGGTTGTTGACGCGCAGTCTCTTTATCCCACAAGTATGATTTCTCATAATGTATGTGTTACATCATTATCTGAAGAAGGTACTATAATTGCTCCGAATGGCGCTAAATATATTTCAAGAGATATATATGTTGGAATTATTCCAAGAGTTTTAGATAAATTGTTTCAAAAGAGATTGGATGCAAAAGCAAAAATGAAAATTACTAACGATAAAGCGGAGTTAGATTACTTGGACTCTATACAATATGCTATTAAAATATATTTAAATTCTATGTATGGATTAACTGGATTTGTGGGAAGTAGATTTTATATTAAAGATATAGCAGCGTCTATAACATCTATTGGACGTGATGCAGTATTATTAGCAATGAACATTATTAAAAATGATGGATATGAGGTATTTGGTGGAGATACCGATAGTGTGTTTATAGGAATGCCAACATGGAGATCTGAGAAAGATATTGCAATAGAATTAGAACCAACACTGAAAAAGATCAACGATAGTTTAATAGATCCGATGAAATTTTTATTTGAACATTTTTTTAAAAGCGGAATATTTTTTGCAAAAAAGAGATATATCCTATTAGATAATGATGATAAATATAAAATTAGAGGAATAGAACTCAGAAGAAGAGATTGGGCACCAATAACAGTTAAAACTATGCAACGTGTATTCGATTTAATATTAAAAGAAGACGATTTGAACGGAGCATTACAATATGCACAAAATGCTATATCTGCTATTCGGAATTATAATATTAATGATGATAATAATGCTAACGTTTCTATTGATAATTTTATCATAACAAAAAAATATGGAAGAACTGAATACACTAATTTACAACCACATGCTGAATTAGTTAAACGACTTATGAAAGAAAATAGAAATGAATTTGGGTTAGGAGATAGAGTTGGATATATAATAAGATGTGGGAATTCAAAAGAGTTATTACACCAAAAATCTGTATTGCCAGAAGATATATTAAACGGAAGATATAAATTGGATTCCGATTATTATATAAATAGGCAAATGTTTCCTCCATTGGAGCGCATCTTTGATGTTTTTAATATGTCTCCATTGTTATTAAATAAAGGACAAACAACTTTCGACAGTTTTACTTAAGCAACAGAGCGAAAGTTTTAAATAGTATAAGATCGTATAAGTACTAGTATGTATCGGATAAAATGTAGTTGCGGGGATGCAGAATGTTCTGCTGAGATGGAAATTACAGAGCATTTTGATGAAGAAGGAAATATAGAAATATTAATATATAATGGTGGACTTCCTAATAGTATTTACATGGATAAAAACACGATTGCCGACTTAAGAAAATATCTTGCAATGATTTTGATGAGACTTGAGACGAAGATGAATTAGGGTTTTGTTAGCATGACAAAGAAATATACCATTCATATGCGTTATGGTTTTCAACCGGAAGAAGAAACGTTTGAATGTGACGAATATGAATTTGCTCAAGGAAGACTTATAATTCCAGGAGAAGATGGTGAAACAGCAACTATAATTTATGTTTGTGAAGTTATATATGTGTATAAGATTGAACAGAATTATGGATTTTCAGAAGATCAACACAAGATACACACTTTGGAAAAAGAATTAGAATTCCAAATTCAACAGTATCAGAAACTTGTTCAAGAATCTGAATTACTTTCACAAAAGAATGATTGTAATTATTCGTAAGGAGGGATTAAAATTTATGTGAAACTTGATTTGGATAGTCGAGTGAATGCAATTCGCGAAAATTTTTTCAAGAGTTGTGAAGATCACACATTTTTTTATCAGATAGAAATGTGTTTGCGACTTCAGAAAAAATGCTTAAAATCAAATAGACTTGATTTGGCTGAAGACTTAGCAAATATTGTAAGTGATGCTTTGAATCGGAGATGGAAATGACTTCTTATATTTTTGGCGGAACTGTATTTAAAACATGGCCGAAACTCATAAAGAAATTAGTTAAGAATGGCGAGATGATCCGAGACGAAACTAGGGAGTCAATTGAGGAGCAATTTACATTAAATCTTGATAATGTTGTAGTAGATATTTCGATGCCAGATGACCGACAAATTCCGGATGGATATCCATATAATAAGAAGTATTTAGAAGAGTACGGGAAACAATTCTTGAATCCGATAAATGATAAAGGATTTGAATACACTTATGGAGAAAGATTAAGAAGTTATCCATGTACTGATTATTATGACGAACAACATATGTTGGGACCAATAGATCAGATACAGGAATTTATTATAGACAGATTAAATAAAAATGTGGCTACCAGACGAGCATTTGCAATAACTACACATTGTGAATTTGATAATATACTTGATAAAGATGATAAGCCATGCCTCCAAATCGTGGATTTCAAATTTAACAAGGGATTATTAACACTGACTGCTTATTTTAGAAGTCAAGATATAATGGCATATCCTGCGAACGTTTACGGATTAAATGAACTATTGAAATTTGTTGGTAAAGAAACTAATTTAGATTGTGGGAAGATTACAACAGTTTCAAGTTCTTTGCACAGTTATGAGAGAGATTGGAAAGATATTTTGAAAGTCGTTTATCCAAGTGAAAGATCTATGTTAGAGTATGGAGTATTAAGAAGACGTAAAAACGTGTTATTGGAAAAGTATGGTGAGGTTGCATAATGAGATGGCTATTATATTCTGGACCAGATTGTAACAGATGCAAAATGTTGAAGAAGTGGATGCGAGACAATAGTGTGGATTTTAGACAGATGATGATTGATGAGGATTTTATTGTAGGAGATCTTATACGCGAAACTGCGAGACGTGGAAATGCTAGCATGAGTTTGCCGGTTCTAATTTCTGGAAATATTTGTTATACGGAACGACAGCTTTGTTTGGATGCAATGAGACTTGACTATAAATTTTTAGAGGATAACATTAGATGAATATTACAAAAGAATTGATATATAATAAATATTGGATAGATAATTATACTATAAAAGAAATTGCAACATATTGCGGAGTATCTTATGGATGTATATATAAAAAAATGGTAAAATATAATATTCCACGAAGATCTAGACGGGAAGTTCAATTAGGTAAATTAAATTCGATGTATGGACGTCAACATACACCAAAAACAATACAATTATTTAGAGATACGCGGGGCGGTAAAAATAATATTATGTATGGAAAGCATCATACACAAGAAACAAAAGATATTATAAGCAGTAAAAATACAGGTAAAACACGATCTGATCAATATAAGAAATCGCGTTCTATAGCAATGAGTGGAAAAAATAATCCGATGTATGGCAAACGTGGTTCTGACGCACCGGGATGGAGAGGAGGAAAATCATTTGAAACATATTGTGTAAAATTTAACGAATCGTTAAAAGAATATATAAGAGATAAATATGATAGATGCTGTGTATTATGCGGAAAATCTGAAGAAGATAATGGAGCAAAATTATCAGTACATCATACAGATTATAATAAAAACACCCTTTGTAATGGAAAATCGTGGGGATTAATACCATTATGTAAGGTATGTCATGCAAAAACACATGGAAATAGATATTATTGGTTCAACTTATTAGGAAATTATTGGGCAATTAAGTGGGTGATATATTATGTTTGATTGGGAAAATGAACTAAAATCTCTTGCAGAGTTTATACAAACAAAAGATGCAGAATATGGACAAACATATGATAAAGCTGGAAAAATATTAGAAATTTTATTACCCGATGGAATATCGCCAGATAAATATAATACAATTTCTATATATTGGAGACTAATAGAAAAAATAGCGCGTGGATTAAATACAAATAATGACATTGATATTTGGCGGGATATTGTAGGACTCGGATTGAACGGATTAAAAATATATGATGAAAGACACAAATCTCGTTATGGACATTATGAATTCACATTTTCTTGTGAGTGATTAATAATGATATTTGATTTTATACATGTCGGACTATACACAATAATTTTTTTCTTTAGTATATTATGTATAGTATTTGCGAGTGACATTCTAGGAAAAAACGAAATTTCGCAAAATTTAATATGTTTCACGATATTCTTTTTAATAGCTGCATTTTTATTATATGTAGTTAATAATGTTTGACCGAAAACTTTATATAGTATTAAGTACATATAGGCAACTATGAAATGGCTGATAATGTTGGTATTGGTAGGGATATCTGGCGGAGCAACGATAGAAGATTTAGTGAATGATTTGGAACGAATACCGGAAAACACTACAACTGACGAAATAATTTTTGTCGTAAGTTGCGCATGGAATTATAACGTTTCCGAAAATGGTATAGTGACGCTGGAAGACGGATATTATGATTTGACGTGATATAAATGGACGCAACAGAAGAACTTTTGTTAAGAAGTGGGTTCCAGAAATGGGACAAATTACTTTTTGTAAAAATTTTGGTGAATCGGAAAGGGAATTATCGAGGAGGGAGATTGCACTTTTATCTTCCAGGATATGATCTTGGAGAGTTATACGATAGATATATATTCGATGCTGAATATAAAAATGGAGTTATTCTAGTTAGATATATTGATATGGTTAATAATGATCTTAATGAAGAGTTTATAGTAAGTAATGGGTTTGCAGCGTATGAACTTTATGAAAAACTTTGGGATGAAATTGTAGAGGAAATTCGTAAAAATGTTAGGAAGACAACGACGAATCGATTATGAGAAATTTCAAATATCTGTAATAGTACGAAATAATCCAGGAATAACTCGAAAAGAACTTCTTAAAAAATTATCGATGATGGGGGGAACGTGGTACTTACGTAAATTATCAAGAAGATTAAATAAAATGAATTCGATAAAATGTATTCGATGGTTTAATAAAGATATTAACCGTTATGAATATAAGCATTATTGGGAGGATGTGATTTGAGTTATAGTATACCATTATATAAAGATAAAACTTGGTTGCTTAATGCATATATAAAATCCGAAGATTCCATTTTTGATATGGCAAATAATTCTGGAGCGTTACCATCTACTATAATAAGATGGTTAAAATATTATAAAATTGATATAAATCCAATAGATAGTTCTTGTATTTATTTTTTACTATCAAAAGATACAAATAGAGTTAAAATTGGGTATTCTACTCAATTATCTATCCGAATTAAAGACTTAATATTAATGAATGGAACGGATCTTGAATTAATAGCATATAAATTAGGAGATCAATCAGAGGAAGTCGAATTGCATAAAATGTTTATTGTAGATAGACTATATGGAGAATGGTTTAATTATTCAGATAATATAAATAAGTATATAAAAATGATGGAGTTGGATATTAATCAATTAAATAAAATAAACAAAATAATAATAGATACTTATAAAAATCAACAAATACGAATTAGTAGATCAACACGACGACAACAGGAATTTTTAAGACAAAAAATATATATTTTAATAAAAGATTTCCCTGGAATTACAATGTATGCAATAATGCAAAAATTAACTAGTGATTTAAATGATTTTATTTCTATTGGTAAAGTACAAAATATCGTAAATTATTTAGAAAATAATAATAAAATAAAATCTGATTATAAAAATGGGAAGCGGTTATTATATCTGGTGTAATATATGGTATTTATAATAGATATGGAAAAAATGCGATGGACTACAGGAGATGGCAGCTTAATTAAGCGTGGTCATCTTCCTAAAATGGTTTATATGATGGGCAGAACCGCATTTGGACATGAAGGAACAGCAGGAAAATCTATAGACGTAGATTTAATCGGAACAAAATTATTATGTGATTATTGTAATTCTATAGTGCGATATAATAAACATGGATTAGCAGAATGTGAAAACTGTGGATTAATTCATTATCATATTAAAAATCAGAAAACACTTGGAATTAAATTATATAATAAAAAAGAATTTGTTAAAACAGATCAATATGGATTTACATCAGAAGATAAAGCTATATTGGATAAGATACGGCAAATAAATTAATAATATTATCTTAATGAAAACTAATATAGTGATAAGGAATTATTTTAATGTTTGAAATAAAAAATGGCAGATGGTATAAAAACAATCGCACTTATAATAATGGCAGACTTCCTAAAGAAGTTAGAATGATGGGACGTGGCGCGTTTGGACATTCAACAAAAGTTAATACGCGGTTGGATTCTGAGTATGTAGAGTATACAGATGAGTATACTGGATTTGAATACGTGAGAAGTAAACCAGCGAAATGTGAAGAATGTGGATCACATCTTTATTATAATAATAATTCTGAAGTTCAATGTGAGAAGTGCGGGT